ACTTCGATGAATACCGGGTCAAGCACAAGCCAGCGACCTTGCGAATCCACGTTTTGCTGGTCTAGCTTTCTAGCCATTCTAGCAATAACTTGAAGTGGGTTTGCGTCACCAGCATTAGTTGGAGCAGCACCAGCACCAGTACGTGGCAGGATAGCAATAGCTTCGCCCGGTGTACCAGAGTTAAAGTCAGATGCATCCATCTTCATGCTTGAAAGCAGTTCGTCTGAACCAGCAGTTGCGACTGCTTTTGAACCGTTAACAGTGGTGTTAACAGTGTCGGCAGCACCGTGGATAGCAGACTGAGTGAAACCAGCAAGGTAACCAAGAACGTCTTGGTCAAACTGGTCAGCAAGGCGATAAGCCGCACGGTCAGAGGCAAGGCTCTGGAAGTTAACGTGCGAATGCGCCTCTTCAATATCGTCAACCTTGAACGCAAAGTAGTTAGCTTTGTCGATAGTCAGGTTGAAGTCTTCATCGTCAAGGTCTTGCGGCGTGATAGTAGTACCACGTGCATAAGCCTTAACTGTAATTTCGGGTTCCTTGATAATCTTAACGGAATCACCCATTGTAGCAATTTCACCGAAGTAATCATTGTTGGTGATTGCTTCACAAACAGCGGCCTTGCGGAAAGCAAGTTGCACCTGTTTGCTGTAAATAACGGGCGAAAAATTACCGTTAGGAAGGTTACCATACCCGGCTGCAGTATTAAAAGCCATGATAAATTCTCCTAAGTTGGCAAATTAACAGATGCAAACTCACCAGACTAATCAGGAGGCTGATTCACTATGGGTGCGTATTCTATTCGGTTGGCCTACCAAATATACAACGGGCCATGCTCGTCAGGTAATCCGAAGACTGAGATTGTTTGCGGATAGTACAAGCGTATCGCGCAATACACTTATACCTAAGTGACTATAGTTATACTTACATATATAACTTTGTCAACACTTTTTTATCTGGCAGAACCAGACATATCATAGATAAACTTTCCACTACGGATAGCTTCCATGATTTCATCAGACCTCTTCTCATATTCTTGAGGAGACATCTTATGAACTTGAGACTCACGTAAGTATGTAGATGCTTCGTTATCTTGAGGCTTGCTACGTGAATTACGTGTGTCAACTGACTTGGCTGCATCTTTGCTGCTAGGCTTTTTAGTTGTAATGCCTTTGTCAGCTTTATACAGGTCAATTGCTCGTGCGGCAGACATTGCGTCATTATCGTTTTCATACAACGCATCTTGAATCCATTTAGGCTGGTCTTCTGCCCACTCATGGAAATCATCGCTATCACGGATGTCTCCAAAGTCAGGATGCAAACGCATAAGTTCTGCTTCAGCTTTTTCTTTTTTAGCAGTGTATTGCATATCATCTACTGCTTTCATTTTATCTTCAAGAGACTTTGATTGCTCTTTAGCTTTTTTGATTGCAATAGTTTCGATGATTGCTGCTACGTCAGGATATTCTTTTACCCACTTTTCCAAGTCTTCTTCAGACTTAGGCAGTTTCATTTCCTTACGTGTGGCACTATCTAACTGCTTCTTAAGTTCTTCCAGTTGCCCTTGGAACTCTTTTTCTTTTTCCTGCATATGTCTACGCAGGTCACCATAACGCTTTTTAAATGTTTTTTCTTCTGCGTTAGTGGGTTCAGCTTCTTGTGGTTCCGTTTCTTCTTGTTCTACTTCACCACGTTGTTCTTTCATCAGCTGTTCAAGTTCTTCTTCTTCCATTTTGCGTTTTTCTTCGTTACTATATTTACGATTTGCAAACGCAACTTTCTTTGGTGACTGCATTTCTTCAGCCATAATAGCAGCTTCTGCCATTTTTCTTTTCTCCTTCTGGGGCCACCGTAGCCATGTTGGGGGATGGGTAAGCCAGTTAATCTAGCAAGTTATCGTGTTGCTAGTCCACGTCTTTGTGTAGCCATATTTGTTGGCTGTTTAGGACGAATCCTTGACATTATGTCTGGTCCAAGAATCTTAGACAGTATCCGTCCTTGTTCCGTTCCTACCATAGAACGAAGAACATCTTTTTCATCTTCTGAGAGAGAAAGATAACGCTCACGAATTTGATTGAAAAACTCTTCCATTATTATATCACCTATTTTACAAAAAGTCCAATAACAAAGAACTGAAGGGTGCGATAATAATAGTTTACACCTGCTTTAATTCCCTTTTTAATTCCACGTCCGTAAGACACAAAATCTTTAAACTCTTGATAGTGTTTTTGAGCCTCGCCTTTTTCAATGGCTCGTTTGCCCATAAACCTATAACCACGTCTAAATGCTTCACCGTACCATTTACCATGATATTTTTTAGCACACCACATTTCTGCTTTAGCTTTATCCATTGTACTAAAACCGCCTGTAGATACCGCATGTGTGGCAATAACGCAACCACTATCACTACTGCTACTATCACTTGTATTTGGGTCACTTTCCCAGTCATCCCAAAAGTCTTCATCAGAAATAGTATCATCATTAATAGCAGCAGTTTCCATTGCTTCAGAGCCACCATAGAAACCTGCGCCAGATGAGTCATCATTTTTATTATCATTGTTATTACGGTCTTTGCTACCCGAACTAAATTTACCAGTTTTACTGTATCCTGAACCTGCAGGAGCAGCACCAGTAGGATTACCGTTTGCATCATAGGAAGAATAACCAATACCTGCTTTAGCAGCTTCTGTTGCACTGTTAAAGCTATCTACAGTAACACCAGCATCCATAGCAGCTTTTGGTGTTTGTGTACCAGCTAATACAGCACCAATATTTTTTACGTGCGGTGCATTATTTAAACTACTGCTTGTCAAGCTAGTATTCTCAACAACATGGGTAGACATTGCAGTATTCAATACTTCTGCTGCAGCTTTTTTATCCAGTGATTGTTGTGCCGCAGTTTTAGTTGCTGTAAGCGGGTCCATAGCACTAACATCAATTGGAGCAGCATAATATGTTTGAATTGCTTTAGCAGTTGAGCCAGCAGCAAATGGTGTGTCAGTACGCTTTTCCATTTCGTTAAGATAAGATGCTACATTCTCTTTACCTTTTTGTGAAAGGTTGCCAAATGTGGTTGCATCTGGGATACCACCATAATATCCTGTGCCACCCATAAACTCAGGCAATGCTGCACTCATCATAGTTTTAGCAGTTTCATAACTATTGAAACTTTTTGTGCCGTCTGTAGTTACTTTAGCAAAACCTGTTTTAGTATCTAGTGCTACACCATGTGCGCCAAAAATACCACCAGTAACAGGGTCAATATCACCAACCTGATTACCTACATAACCAGATACAGACTGTCCTGTAACTGATTGTGTACGCTGACGTGCTGCAGATATTTCAGGAGACAGTTCTGTAAGTGGGTCTTTTGCTCCAAGTTTTTTATCACCAAAAATACTTGGCACTTCAATACCAGCTTTTTCAGCAAGTCCCTTACCAATTAAACCTGCAATAGCACCAACAGGATTAACAACCATACCAATAGCAGTCATAGCTGTACCAAGACCTATGCCACGGTTACCTGTTACACCAAGTTCATTGGTAGTAGATTCTACACGCTGACTTTGTGTGCGCTGTTCTTCCATTGTAGCAAAGGGGTCACGCCTATCATCGCTACCACCACCACTATCTGTAACAGTGGTAGGTGCTGTAGTATCTGTTGGTGGCTCAGTAGGAGCAATAGCTTCTGGTTTATATTCTGTATAGCCGTCTGGAATAGGATAAACAGGTTTACCATCAATAAATGGAATATAAAGAACTTGTCCAGCTTCGTTGCGGTATTCTCGTGTTTCGCTTTTACCACCCACTGTAGGCATCATCTGTTCAAATGTATACGTAGGTTGACCGCCTGTTGGTTGACCCATGTAAGATGGCATTACAGGCTGACCCGGCTGTGGTTGTGGTTGGGTTGGTTGAAACGGTTGAAACTGTTGTCCCGGTTGTTGTGAATAATTAGCAAACTGAGACTGTACATTAAATGTACCTGTGCCTTGCATTGGTTGCATACCACGAGGAGATACTGTGCCATATGGTTGTTGTTGAAAACCAATACCATAAGGCTGTTGCTGTTGCACAAAACCACCTACTTGCATTTCAAGTGGTTCATTTTCATCATCTTCTACTTCAAGGTCATTCATATCAAATGGAACATCATCAGGCAATACAGCATCTTCAGAGTTGCCCATTTGCCCCATAGCTTCCATACGTTGTAGTCCTGCTTTTGCTTCATCTCGCAATGCCATCATTTTATCCAAACCATGATAGCGAACTACATCAGCTGGCATTACAAACTCACCTTCGCTCAATTGGGCGGGAATGTCATCACGAACTTCTTCTTTCAAAGAACCTGCTGGCACTTCGTTGCCTGATACTTCATCAACTGTACCGCCTTCGTCTAAAAGACCACCCTCTTGAAAAAGGCTCATTTGTTTATCCATTGCCATTGATTTCGTCCCTCAATGTTTTTAATCTACGTAATGCAGAAATCGCACCCTGCGACCTATACATCATAACCGTATTATCAGTCTGTTCCAGTGCCTTTTGTTGCATCTCAATTAAGTTGTCAATATAATCACTGAACATTTGCCATTGGCGGCTGTTGCTGACCATTGGCTTGAGCTTGCTGATTAGTTCCTTGTTGCTGTGCATTTCCGCTAAATCCTTGTTCACCCGGTACAGGAGCCTGTCCTACACCAATATTTCCCCCACCTGCACCTGTTGGGTCCATAGCATCTGCACCTGCTGGTGCATTTTGCTGTTGTTGCTGTGCTTGCATACCTTTGAGTATCTCTGCTTGTAAAGCAGCTTCACTCATATTGTTTGTTACTTTGTCGGGGTCTAGGTCCATAGATTTTGCAATCTCACGAATGACGTAAGGAAACTTTGCAAAAGGTGCAAGTGCTGGATTACTTGCAATTTGTAAGAACTGCATAAGCCGTTGGCTACGAACTTCGTTTGCCATAAGACTTTCAGTACCACGTGCTTTAACTTCTAGGTCACCTTTAATTTCAGGGTCGAAGTCAAACTGCATATTAAAACGGAAGAAACCTTCGCCAAGTGGACGCAAAAGGTAATCGTCTACGTTTTTAATAACATTCTTGATGCTGCCACTTGCGGCGTTCATTAACATACTAATACCGCTTGCTGTACGTCCTACACCACTCACACCTGTTTGACCATGTGCAAATGATGGCAAGCCTGTGCTTTCATCAGCAAGCTGTCGTGCCTTATCAAACATCATCATATTTTCACTAGACACGTTAGGATACTTAGTGCCAAAGATTGCCTGACCCGGCGCACCACCTTGTCTACGGAACACCTTGCCCGGATACACAGACAAGTCTTGTCCCGGCACTAGATTTGTTTCATCTACTTCAATAAGCAAGTTACCTGATAATACAGCATTATCTACAGCCATACGCATAAAACCATTCATCAGTGTTTGCGTATCGTCCATGTTTTCTGCAATACCGATACCAAAGAATGAATATGGATTCAATTCATATGGTGCAGCAGCATATGGAATCTTAGCTGGTTTAAATGGATTAAGTACCATGCGAAGAAGTTTGCCATTACAAATCCATACGTTTGCTTGCAGTTCATCAAAGTCCTGCAGTTCTTTTGGAATTTCTACGCCTTGGTCTTCAAGCATTTCTGTATCGACCATGCCCCAATACTCAAGGACTTCAAATCTATCTACACCATGTTCTGGTGCATAGTCAGCCAAATCATCTTCCCAATATTTTTTGTTGTAATTCTCTCCCATTTGAATACATTCGTCAATAACATTTGCACGAAAGTATGGGCGTTTTTTAAGATTACGTAATTGTGTACGTGACATCTTATGTCGTTCAATTACATACTGTGCTTCATCCATATTGTTTGCATCAGGGTCTGGATAGAAGTTCCAGACAGACACATGAGAAACTTGTGGAACGGTTTTAAAAATAGGGTCATACTCACCTTCATCATTCCAGTTTGGATATTCTTTGTCCGAGGCAAACGGACCTTTCATAATACCTGTACCAAACAAAGCCATTTCAAATGCACTGCTACGAAGATTCTTGTTAGCACCCGACTCTTCAAGCTGGTCGTGAATCTTCTTTTGCATTTTCTTTGCCGCCACCATAGCTGGGCTAAACTCAATAGCTGTAGCTGTAGGTGCTGGACCTTCTTTTAGTTTATCTTGTACTGGATTAAGTTTATCTTCAAGCGGTCCTAGTTTTTCTTGCAGTGAACGTGCAGTAGCACCTGTAGGAAACTCCATGCCATCCCCACGGAAACCGTATGGACTTTGCATATTCTGTGTAGGTTGTTGTTGTTCTAACTGTTCAGTTTGTGGATTAGTGTCGAAGTGAACATCTGCAACTACGCCTTCAGGCAATTCAGTTGGTTCAATAGAAAGAGGAAACTTATTATTTGCAAACAGTACATCTACAATCTGACCATATGCTGCAAGTGTTTTTGTTTTTGTTACCTTGATAAATACACGAGACTTTTCAACTTCAGTAAATTGTACATCAGGTCCATACAGTCCACGATAGTTACGATAAGAACTTAACCAACGCTCTTCATCTTGATACCGATAGTCTTCTGCTTTTGTATACCGTTCCATAATGTACGGAATAATATTAGAAACAGGCGTATCTTCAAACATAGAATCATCTACGTCTTCAAGTGCAATCGCCTCATCTTCAATTAAAATTTCGTCTTCTGCCATCTTTTAGTATCCAAAGGTTGCGTCAGCTACGTGTTGCTGACTAGGCCGACCCATTGGGTCATAGTCAAATATGCTAAACTTAGGTCGTGACATTATACCATATCTTAAAGCATCGTACAAGTGGTCTTCCGAAGTCGTGTCAATATCTTCTGGATTTTTCTTGTCAATGGGCAAGGCTGGTAACTGGGCAATAATGTTCGGGCAACTATTAAAGAAAACAAGTCTAGGTTCCTCTGTAAATTCATCTACCTGCAAGCGTCTGTGTATTTCGTTTTTACCTGCTACTCGACTGCCCCTACTTCTATCGGAAGGTCGCCAGCGACATCCCCGTTGTATCATTTGTTCAGCGAGGCTAGGACCAGTATCACCACGCTTATGCCAAAGAGAACTATCAAGAACACCGTACTTAATGTTGCCATCCCCAGCTTCGATTTCATTAATCTGGTCTGCCAAATCCGTTGCCAGCACTTTTGACACATATAATTCACGGTAGACAATAAGCTGCTCAGAAGGACTGACAGCAAACCAAATAACGCCACTGTGAGAACCGTAACCATAATCACAAGCCCTAAACTTAACCCAATTATTAGGAATGGAGAAAGGCTCAATAACGTGAATATCACGATTAAACTCTGTAAAGGCCGCACCTTCTTTGATGTCCCAGTCGCCTTCTAACAGCTGCCTACGCTGCTGTTCAGGGAGTGATAGTAGCATTGCTTCATAGTCACCACCTTTAGAAAGATACGGGTTATCAGAAAGTCTTGCGGGTATAAATCGCCGTTTGAACAACGGCTTTCCTGCTTTGGCGTGACCAGCAGGATACCGCAATACTTCAGATGTGTCGGGGTCAGTTGCATCAAAAGGTTTGTTATAAGCCGATGGGTCAATAAACATCTTCTTAACCCAGTGATGCCCCCTGCCTCCGGGGTTTGTTGTTGCCCTCATAAATATTGGCAAATCAGGTGCAGTGGACCGTAGACGACTTCGCATGTAATTCCATGCATAGGGACTAGCCCATTGTGTCAGTTCGTCAAAGCCTATCCAGCTAAATGCTAGACCCTGATAGCGCAGGACATCTTCATCTCTATCGAGGTATGACATCCACAACCTCGCCCCAGATGGCGCGGTCCACTGCATCTTTCTTTCCGACCATTTTATGCCGGGCCATATCTTCGGATACAACTCTTGTGACTTGAAGATAAGTTCACGAAGTTCTTCTGTTGTATGTCGAAGAAGCAACCCACTAAATTGTGGGTGACCCATGTAACGCAGAGGGTCAGCCAACATAGCATATGACTTACCACCACCTGCACTACCCCCATATAAAACTTCTCGTTCACTTGCCGCTAGAAACTCTGTCTGCGGTCCGGGGTTTGGTTTAAATAATACGTTTGCTGTTTCTTCAATAGCAGCAGTTTCGTATTCAACCTCTGCAATTTCAACTGTTGGCAGCGACTCTTGTTGCGCCTGTTCTTTCTTCTTCAAGGGCTTTCGCTTTGGCGATTGCCGTTTCCGCATACTTTGCCCACTCGCGGAGGCTTTTAGCTTTGTTCTTACGCTGTCGCTCATTCGCTAACCGTTTCCTTAAACCTACATGTGATATATATCTATTAGTATTTGTACTTAACCAATTTGCTACTTCACGATAGGAATATTGATTTATATGATACCTTGCTTTTTCTAACAAGTCAAGTTCTGTTGGGATTGGGTCAAGAATGGTTGAGTCTTCTTCATTGACTTTGTAGCCGAATGGTACGGTACGTGCAATGCGTGGAATTTGTACCCACTCGTTCTGTTCTTTAATGTCTGTTGGTTGTGGAAGTTTCCACTTGCCTATACTACGTGTCATTTTACTTTACGATTGTCTATTGTTGAAAGAACCATACCGCCCTTACGAAAATCCATTGATTTTTTTGTAGACTTAATCAAGGCTTTAGGGTCTAAATCGCTACCAAGCCCACGCACAATGCCGTCTTCACCACGACTGCCGCCCCCACCCTTACCTTTTAATGCGGCTGCTTTTTTGTAGTCTGGTCTATTTTTATTTCCGTCTGCACCAAATCTTTTTGTAAAATTATCTTTTGCTTTTTTTAACTGGTCTTTAACAACGGGACTTTGTTTAGGTTTATAGTCTGGATTAATTCGTCCATCTGCAAGCCGGGGTTTTTTCTGCGCTTCAATAGTTTTTTCTTTTTCTTTAATAAAACGTTTTAACTCTGCTTTGTTATATTTATTATAATAATCAGACATTAATCCTCATCCTCTACAATAACAGCTTTAGGTGGCATAAGCATAACACCGCCGCTTGCTTCTACCTGTACCTTCTCTGTCTTAATCAAACCAGTACGGTCAAGCAATTCTTTTGCAGCTGACATCTTATCACGAATGCCAAGTTCTGTGGGGTCATACAAACCACCAACCATAGCCATTGCTGCTTTAGGTGCGTTACGAGCCATGTACATCTGTGTGGCTTCAAGGATTTCTTCCTTCAAACCTTTTACAATCTCAGACGTGCTTGAGCCTTCAGAATAGCCAGCAAGTTTCTTTGCTGCTACAATGTCACCACCTGCTTCATCAAAAAGCACGGCAAGCAGTTTCTGTTGTTTTTCTGTAAGTTCTCTTGCCATTACATCATCTCAAAATGTGGGGCATCAATAAATGGTCTGCGACCTTGTGAACGGCGTAAGTCAATGTATGCATTCATAGCTTCTTCTGCTGTACCTGCATACTCCCGAATATCACCTTCACTCCATGCGGCTCCCCACTTAATTGCCACACCTTGGTTTCTTGCTGCTTCTGCCATAGCATCACAGATGTCATCATAAACATTTAGTTCCCATGAAATATCAGAACCAAAATAGGCAACAAGGTCTACGGCTCTACCTTCAAGGTGCTTTGATTTCATAGTCTGTGAGCGTCCTTCTGCAACCAAACGCTTCTGTTCTTCTAGTGTACGCAATCCATATGTTACACCAAAATCTACTTTTGTGAGGCGAATAGCATCTTTAACCACCTCAACTAAATCTTCATTTACGCCTTCAAGTTTTGATAGGCTTCTTGAACTCAATTGAAAAGACATATAGTATTCCTTACTTTACGCTACGGGATTCAGATATTCTATGATTAGACTGTCCCGGATTTTTTCCTTCGTGGTTCATCCACACAGCGAATGCGCCTGTCATTGCCCCAGTTACCACAGATACTAAACCAGCCTGTGCTGCACTGGGTTCTGGTAAGGACATAAACCACTCGACTACACGCCAACTCATAAGCGTCATCACGAGCATCATAAATCTTGGTAGTATTTTCCATTCAAGTATCTTTTCAGCTGCCATTATTTCTTCCCGAATAGTTTAGTAGCACTACGAACACCAAAACTTGCAGCCACAATAACACCTAAAGTATATTGATACCATTCAGGCATAGTCTCTAGCGCAGCAAATCCGTTTGCTACTACCTCTCTACCCCATTCGCCTGTGAATACAAGTATAAGCGGAATAGAAAATAAAATAGTTAGCCATTCGTCTTTCCAACTATTCTGCGAACCCTGCGCCATAATTTTTTCCCAGTCAGCTTCACTGGTTGCGCGGGATAACATAATCTGTGCTTCAGCTTCTGCTTTAGCAACTTTAGCTTTTGTTTCGGCTGCTTTGGTTTCTACTTTACCGTTTAGCCATGTCCCTGCTAAATCTGCAATAGGACCAATCAACATATTTAACATTATGTGCCTCGTCTAAACTGTGCAGTCTTCTTTGCAATCTTCTTAGGCTGCCGTACAAATTGTTTACCTGCACTTGTGCCTTCTCTTTTGGCTCTAGTTGTAGCACTATATTCAGCACTTGTCAAGGACTTTATTGCTTTTTCTGGTAAATATCTTTCACCAGTCTGTCCAGAAGGTTTACCGCTTTTAGTGCGCCACTTTTGTTTTGTCCATGCTTTAAGACTTTTTTGTGACTTTGCTAGTGCCATTATATCATGCCTCTGTTTTTCATTCCGAAGTAAACAACTACACCTAAAAATCCTACACCCAAAACCATAGCAACTACAAGAACTGTAATCTCTATAAACTTTTGTCTACGCTCACGTTGCCTATATAAAGTTTCTTGTCTTTGTTTACGTATGTCGGCTTCCATACGAATAAGTTCATCCCATTTAGATTTACCTAATGTTAAACTTATCCACTGCCTCAACTCTTCTCTTTGTTCATGTGCCTTTTGTTTACGAGCAAATGCTTGAATAGCTTCTTGTTCAACAGTTTGCCCAGCAAATAGTTTTTTAAAGATTGGTGGATTCTTAGCTTCTCGTTCTGCCTGTTCAATATCAGACAGCGCACCCATCCATCTGCCTATATCCGAAGCCATCTGTTCGATGTCACGGCCTACCGCAAATCCTTTTTTGATAGTACTAAAAGCCGCTGAAGCGGTTGCCATTGCGGATATGGGGTCCATTTAATATATCCTTACTTTATTCTGGTCTACGTACTTGGGAATACAATAAACCGTTGCTCGGTCCTGCGGGTCTAGGTAATCTCTATATCTGTAGTTTCCGTACCTCTTCGCTAATTTAGATGCAAAATAATTACAGTCATTTACATCCCAGAAATACATGTCATTGCTAACAAGCTGTCTGGACTCACCTGTTCCCAGATAAAGCATAAGCAAAAACACATGTACCATTAATCACTATTTATATCCACCGCCAGCTGCTTTATACTCTCGTGCCAGCATTTGTGCCTTACGTGCTGACCATTGTCCGGGCTTACCGCCCTTGCTACCAGCTTTAATCTTTTCAAATAATCTTTTTCTTAATTCTGGCTTAGTGTAGTTGCCAGCTTCATTAACTCTACTTTTGCTCTTCGCTTTAGACTTCTTCGGTTTGCTAGTTTTTCTAACTGCCCCGCCTTTCGCAAGTTTCTTGCCTTTCGCCACTCCTTCAATTGTTCCTTTGTTGGCTGATGCGTAGAAGATGTCTTCACCTTTTTTCTCCCCATACTTCTTGGTCATAGCAGCTTTAATTTTTTTTCCTTTTGTAGTAAGAGGCATCTCCTTTAACTCCTCTGGGGCATATAGAACTCTTTAATTTTTACAACAACTGTAACTGCACTATTGGCACTTGCAAGCCCACGTAGTGCATCATTCTTGTATAACCAAAAAGGTCCATTATTAATCTGAAGCAATGAGTTTGCTTCAAGGTCTACTGTTTCAGCCAGTGTGTAATAAGTAGTATTCTGGCTATCATACCAATCCAAACTAAATGTTACTTTAGCATTCGTGGCATTGTTAATGTATATACTATCTATCTCTGCTTCAAAGTTAGACGGAACAGTGTAAATGTCTTGGTTACCTGTAGTCAATTCAAGTCCAACTGTGCGGTTCTTTGTTTCCATGTTACACTCCGTTGGTCAAATCATAAAAGATAAGTGAGCCAATAGCTGAACCTGAAGGTGTACCTGTTACAGCAGTACGAATACCAACCGTCATAATATCGCTTGTGCCGCCTATTGTTCTGCCAAGCTGTAAACTAAACTTGTAACCTGTTGGTGCGTCAACGCCACTACCAGCCTGTACAGTATTCGTAATATAGTCTAGTTGTACAACTTCACCACCTGTCATTGCGGTAGCA